GCCGATGCCGGTGTGGGCGTAAATCGCAATGCTAATTTTGTCGAACCTACTATCAAGTCAAAGGAAAAAGTTATGACTGAAGTAAATCACGATGAAATCCGTGAGGCAGCCGCCGAAGCAGCCAAGCGCGATTTTCAAAAGAATGCCAGCGAGATCATCAATCTTGCTGTTAAACACAACCGCCGTGACCTAGCTGACAAAGCTATCGGCGAAGGCCAGTCTGTTGCACAATTCCGCGCAACATTGCTGGACGCGATTGGCGAAGGAAAGCCACTTGAGCAGTCAGCCGGTGCGGTTGATATGTCAGCTAAAGAGCAGCGTGAATATTCATTTATGAAAGCTGTTCGTGGCCTTGTAAGTGGCCACGGGCTTGAGGGTCTTGAGCGCGAAGTTTCTGAGCAAATCGCAAAGAACAATGGACGTGAGGCACGCGGCTTCTATGCACCAGATAATTTTTGGGGCGGCAAGCGTGATCTAACCGCTGGCACAGCTACAGCCGGTGGACACTTGGTCGGCACAGATCATCTTGGTGATCAGTTTGTTGACGCTTTGCGCTCTCGCTTAGTGTTCAATGAGCTTGGCGCACGCTTTATGACTGGTCTGCGTGGCGATGTTGCTATTCCAAAGCTTGCAACTGGCGTTTCAGCCGGTTTCGTTGCTGAGAATGGCGCAACATCTGAAGTGAACGCTGTTTTCTCACAGATCACAATGTCACCAAAATCATTAGGTGCATTTACAGATATCAGCCGCTTGCTGATGATCCAGTCTGATCCATCTGTTGAACAAATCGTTCGCGATGACCTATTGAACGCAATTGCTCAAAAGGTTGAAGATGTTGCAATTGAAGGCGGCGGTTCAAACGAGCCAACTGGAATTATTGGAACAGCCGGTATCGGGTCAGTTGCAATCGGAGCCAATGGTGGCGATTTAACTTGGCAGGCGATAACTGATCTTGTTAAAGAAGTCGAAGTTGACAACGCTGCAATTAATGGCGAAACACTTGCATATTTGACAAACCCGAAAGTTAAGTCACATATGGCTTCAACTTCAAAGGTTGCGTCAACCGACAGTGTAATGTTGTTAAATGATCCTTGGGATAGCCTCTATGGTTATAATCTTGCTATCACTAACAACGTGCCATCTGATTTAACAAAAGGCACACTCGATCCGGCGTCTGCTATGGTGTTTGGTGACTTTAGTCAATTGATGATGGGCTTCTTTAGCACTCCAGATATTCTGATTGATCCATACACAGGTGGCGCATCTGGTGCTATCCGCATCCGCGTGATGCAAGAACTCGACATTGCTGTTCGTCACGCGCAGTCATTTGCTGCGTGTTTAGACATTGATGTCTCTTAAATAAAATGACGGGGCGGCTCCGGTCGCCCTGTCTTTCCTGTAGGGGGTAAATATGAAAATAAAATGTAAACGTAATATTTTAATTTTTGGCAAAGCTCACGAAGTTGGTGACATTGTTGAGGTGGATGAAAATGTAGGTTTTGATTTGGTCAATACTGGCAAGGTCGAAGTTTATGAAGAAAAGCAGGGCATCACTGATCGGGCAATTGGCCTTACAAAGAAATCAGCAAGCAGCCTAGTCAAGCGGAACACAAAGAAAAAATGACAACAAAACTGATCAAAATCACAACGCTAAAAGACTGTCAAGCAGGATCGGTCGGGATTATGCTTGCTGGCGAAGATCACGATGTTCGTGAAAATGAAGCGAACAAACTGATTGATCGCGGATATGCAAAACTGTGGTCAGCTAAAGTTGCCAAAGCAGAAAAATTGGATGATGAGGGTTTAGACTGATGGCTGTCGAAACCGCAGATGATCTTGCTGTGTTTTTTAACACTAATGACTTTGGTGTGGCAGCAAGCAAAGACAGAGATAATTTACTGCTTGAAAGTGGCTTTTCGTTGCTTGCGGAAGATGGTAGCCAAATCCTTTTTAGTGACGGGTCAAGTGTGAATGGCATATTTGATAATGATTTCGTAGAGGTTGACGCTGGCGGCGGGGTTGGGTTTGCTTTGCAACAGCCAAGATTTGTTTGCCGCACAGCAGATGTTTCAACTACTGTTGAGGGTGACAGTATTTCGATAAATTCAGTAAATTACACAATAAGAGTTGTGCAAGACGATGGAACTGGTGTCACAACCTTAGTTTTAGAAAAACAATAATGGCGCACGTTCGACAGCAAATCCGCGACCAGATCGTGACTAATTTGACCGGATTGCCAACAACCGGCAGCAATGTTTTCCGCAGCCGTATTTTTCCGCTGGAACAGACAAAGCTTCCGGCATTGTGTATTTTTACTATGAGCGAAGCGACTGAATTTGACACAATAACCTTATCGCGTTCGGTAAATCGGGTTTTGGAGGTTGCTGTTGAGGCTTATGTTATTGGGATATTGAATTATGATAATGCGCTGGATGGAATTGCGGTTGAGGTTGAAGAAGCCATTGCCGCTGATGTAACGCTAAACAACCTAGCAAAAGATGCACAGGTTGTTGCGTTTGAGGCTGACTATAGTGGCGATGGCGAACAGCCGGTGGCCGTTGGTCGGTTTACAATATCGGTGCAATACCGCACCAAAGAAAATGACGTTGAAACTGCCGTTTAGAAAAGGAACTTAAAACGATGGCTACTTTTAAAGGAAACGATGGTGTCGTTCTAATCGGCACAGACGTAATGGCTGAAGTGATTTCATTTAGCGTGGACGAAACCGCCGATGTAATCGAGGACACAGTTATGTCCGATGTGGCGAAAACTTACAAAGCTAGCTTTACTGACTTCACAGCTACCGTAGAATGTTATTTTGATGACACTGATACAGCGCAAAACAACGTGACCGCTGGCGATACTGTTGTTCTAAAATTGCAAATGGAAGGCAACACAAGCGGCGATCACCAGCTAACCGGTTCAGCGATTGTCACTAGCCGTTCAATCGGTGTATCATCTGACGGTATTAACACCGCCACCTATTCGCTGCAAGGCACTGGTGGACTAACTGAAACAACCGTTTAAGGGGTAAATTATGGGTTTGGGAGAACAGATCGCCGCAAGGCGTAACCGCGACCGCAAGGTTATTAAAGTTGATGAGTGGGGCGAAGATGGTCAGCCATTGGTTATTTATTCTGGAGCCATTACCGCTGGCGATATCGACAAGCTGCAAAGAAAGCACAAAGACTTTCTGAATAATATGACAATTGCCGGAATGGTTGATTTGATTATTAGCAAAGCTGAAGACGCCGATGGCAAACGGTTGTTCACTCTTGAAGATAAAATGTATCTGATGGGTGATAGCGTGGCCTTGATTGCTGATATTGCTGGACAGATGTTCGGCGAGGTTGAAAGCATTGAGTACGCTGAAAAAAACTAAAGGGCGACCCGTTGAGGCTGAATATGCTGGCCTTGGCGGATCGCCTACACAAAACACAGTCAGAAATCGAAGAACTGACGCTAAATGAATTAAATGAATGGTTTGCTTACTTTAGGGTGATTGAAAATGGTAATGAAAAATAATCTGCCGATCACAATCACCGCTAAAAACAATACCGGCACAGCATTCGCCAGCTTGCGTTCTAGCCTTGGCAAAATCAAAGGCGCGATCTTCAACGTGCAAACCGCTATTGCCGGTATCGCTGGCGCGACTGGCTTTGGCCTTTTGATTAAATCGACTGTTCAAACAAACAGAGAATTTCAATCATTAGAAGCATCGCTGAAAACCTTTTTAGGGTCAGCGGATAACGCGTCAAAAGCATTTGAAGTTTTGCAAGTGTTTGCGGCTAAAACCCCATTCGCATTGAAAGAAGTTGTTGGCAGCTTTAACAAGCTGATTGCCGTTGGTCTAAAGCCATCAATCAAGACGATGGTGGCATTCGGCAACATCACTTCCGGCGTGGGCAAATCACTTGATCAGTTTGTCGAAGCTGCGGCTGATGCGGCTGTTGGTGAGTTTGAACGCTTGAAAGAGTTTGGCATCAAAGCCAAAACAGAAGGCGACAAGGTTTCCTTTACTTTTAAGGGAATGACTACAACGGTTCAAAAGAGTTCTGAGGCAATCACCGGATATTTGGTTGGGTTGGGTGAAACTCAATTTGCCGGTGCAATGGCAGAACAAACCAAAACTTTGAATGGTGCTTTTTCAAATCTTGGTGATAGTTTTGACACGTTCAAAAAGGCAATTGGCGAAGCTGGTTTCAATCAAGCTTTGATAGAAGTGTCAAGATTTTTTGGCGATATGATGCAAAGCAGTAACGGGCTGGCAACATCAATCGGTCAGTTCTTGGCATCTGGCGTGCGACTTATTCCGGCAATGTTCACTAATATAGGTCGTGCCGCTGATTTTGTTTCGCGCAATATTGACTTTTTACGGCGCAGTTTAATTGCCGTAACGTCTTACCTTTTTGCAAAGGCTATGCTTGGGCAAGCGTTGGCGTTTATTAAATTTGGCAGTTCATTATTAAAAGCGCAAAAGGCAATGATATTGTATCGCGCTGCACAGAAAATGTTGATGTATGGAACGCTGACTGTAATTGCTGTCATTGCGTCAATGACCGATAATCTTGATAGGGTTATTAACGCAGTAAAGTTTGCGGCTGATGAGTCGATGAAACTAGCGGAAAAAGCGTTCCCCGGTCTCACTGATGCGGTCAATAAATTGTTACCTAATCTGGACAGCCTTGAAGCTGGTCTTGAGAAAGATAAAAACGAAGCACACTTGACCGGCAATGCCATTGCCGCATTAGACGCGCAGCTTGCAGCGTTGATGCCGGATATGGAAAAGACAACAGAAAAAACTGATACGCTTGCCGAAAGCTTAAAAAAGCTAAAAGAAAAAGGCAATGAAGTTCAAGAAGGTCTTGGCAATGCGGCGGTGCGTGGCGTTAAATCTTTGGAAGATGCGCTTGTTGATGTGACTATGGGTGCTGCTAGTGCAAAAGATGCTTTTAAAAATATGGCGCGGTCGATCATTAGCGATCTAATCCGCATACAAATTCAGCAAACAATCACAAAACCTTTAGCGGCTGCGATGGGTGGCGGCAATTTTCTTTCTACTATAGGCAGCGCACTTTTTGGCGGTGGCAAAGCTATTGGTGGATCGGTGCGAGCCAATACGCCATATATGGTTGGTGAACGTGGCGCAGAAATGTTTGTGCCAAATAGCAGCGGGTCTATAGTGCCAAATAACAAGCTGGGCGGTGGCGGTGTAACTGTCAATCAGACCATCAACTTATCGGCTGGAGTGTCGCAAACAGTACGCGCTGAAGTGATGGGTATGTTGCCGCAAATTCAAGAAGCATCAAAAGCGGCTGTGCTTGACGCAAGGCGGCGCGGTGGTTCATTCAGTGCGGCATTCGGGTGATCTAAATGGCAATATCATATCCACTAACATTTCCAACGCAGACCGGCATCGCCAGTGTAAATTTGCACGCGATCAACAGCGTTGCAATCTCATCTAGTCCGTTTACTTACAAGCAGCAAGTAGTAGCACACACAGGTCAACGCTGGGAGGCTGAAGTAAGTTTGCCGCCAATGAAACGCGCAGATGCTGAAGTTTGGATTTCGTTTTTGCTATCCTTAAAAGGTCAGCGCGGCACGTTCTTGATGGGCGATCCTAATTGCGCCACGCCACGCGGCAGCGCGTCATCAACGGCTGGCACACCTGTTGTTAATGGTGCTGACCAGACCGGCGACAGTTTAGCGATTGATGGCTTGCCGGTAAGTGAGAATGGCTATTTGCTTGCTGGCGATTATATCCAGCTAGGCGGCGGCTCTAGTGCGACACTGCACAAGGTTCTAACTAATGTTGACAGCAACGCATCTGGCGAGGCAACTTTGGACATTTGGCCTAGCATCCGCACAGCACCGGCAGATGACAGCACTGTGGTGGTGGCTAGTGCTGTTGGCAATTTTCGGCTGTCTACAAATCAATCAGACTGGTCGATTAACAACGCTTCTTTTTATGGCATCACATTTCCAGCCATCGAGGTTGTGATTTAATGAGCCGCGATCTTACCCAAAGCATTGTTGATAATTTAGATGCGACAGAGATCAGACCGTTCTTTGCTGTTGAATTATATTTCGACACGCAAACTTTACGAATGTGGACTGGACTAGGTGATTTGGTTTCCAATGGCAACACATACACAGGCACCGGTCAATTTTTAGAGATAAGCGAACTAAAAGAAACCGCCGAAATTTCAGCAAAAGGTGCGACCGTTAGTCTGTCTGGCATACCTTCAAATCTTATTTCATTAGCAATCAATGAGCCTTATCAGGGTCGCAAGTGCAAAATATTATTTGGTTTGCTAAATTCAAGCAATGCACTCATTGCAATAGATGAAATGTTCAACGGTTACATTGATCAGATGACTATTGCTGAAGGTGCTGAGACTAGCACTATTGGCATTTCCGTTGAAAGCCGTTTAATTGACTTAGAGCGAGCGCGCATTTTTAGATATAACGATCAAAGCCAAAAAGCCAGATATGCAAATGATAAAGGTTTTGAATTTGTCGAAGATTTGCAGGACAAGCAATTTAATTGGGGGCGTGGGTGAGGCTGCACGATTGGCCGGAGCGTTTTGATTTTTTTATTAATGAGTGGCGATATAAAAAATTCAAATGGGGTCAAGTTGATTGCGTTAGATTTGTTAATGAAGCGTATTACGCGCAGATGGGCAAGCACGTTTTTTCTGATTGGTTTGGAACCTACACGACTGAATGGGGTGCGTTTCTAAATTATCATCGGCAGCTAAAACGCAGCGGTCATACAAATATTATAACGGCGATTAATAGCCGTTTAAAGGCCGTAGACTGGATTGTGCCGCCAAGGGGTGCGATTATAGGTCGGGGCGACTACGGGGCGCTGATGGTGACTGAAATCGCTTTGGGCGTTGCGCTAGGTGATAAGGTTGCGTTTTTAGGTTATGATGGTCTGGAATTTTCACCGGCTAAACCAACTGATTTGATTTGGGTTGTAGAATGAACAAGATCACGCTTCTAAAAACCACAACATCGCTAACATCTGCGGCGATGATTGCCCTTATTCCAGAAGCAGCTTATGCGATGCCGCCGGTTGTTGTTGCTGCGGCGACCGCTGCTTTGGCAAGTACAGCGGCAGCGTGGGTGATGGGGACGCTGACAGTCAGCTTTATGACTGCGTTTATGACTTCATTCGCGTTAAATGTTGCGCTTGGCCTTGTCAGTCAGTCGCTTTCACCAAAGCCAAACGCGGGTGGTCAGCAAGCCGGAACGTCTGCGATTTTGGTCAGCGGATTATCGCCCGTTGCAGATCATCAAATTATCTATGGCCGCACAAAGATCGGCGGTGCCGTGGTCTATAAAGAGGCCACAGACAACAATAAATTTATGCACATTGTTGTTGCACTTGCCGGTCACGAAGTCGAAGAAATTGAAACAGTTTATTTAAATGATGAAGCTGTGACGATTGACGGTGATGGCTTTGTGACTGCGCCAAGCAAATATGTAATTGAAGAAGATGGTGAAGATACAAGATATGTCGTGCGGATCAATAAGCATCTGGGAACGGCAACGCAAGCGGCAGATGAAGATTTGGTCAGCGAAAGTGCTGGCAAATGGACAAACGATCATCGGTTGCAAGGCATTGCTTATATTTATGCACGATTAGAGTTTGAAGCTGACGCATTTCCAAATGGTGAGCCAAACATTACAGCAATCGTCAAAGGCAAAAAGGTATATGATCCGCGCACATCAACAACTGCGTGGTCAGATAATGCCGCGCTTTGTTTCCGCGATTACCTTACAAGCGATTATGGCCTAAATTCACCGGCTGATGAGATTGATGACGCGCTGACGATTACAGCCGCAAATATCTGTGATGAAAATGTATCATTGGCAGTCGGCGGCACAGAAAAGCGATACACCACCAACGGCGCATTTTCGACTGGTGTTAAACCGGCTGACGCTATTGACAGCCTGTTGCGGCCAATGGGCGGGATGTTGTGGTATGCACAGGGCAAATGGCGGGCAAAGGCAGCGGCCTATGTCACGCCAACACTGACATTTGACGAAGATGATTTGCGAAGCACGTTGCAGATCAACACGCGGCATTCGCGGCGCGACAACTTTAACATCGTGCGCGGTACGTTTCGCGGTTCCGAAAGCAACTGGCAATTCAGCGATTTCCCAGAAATCAAAAGCAACACGTTCATTCAAGTCGATAACGGGCAAGAAAGCGCGATGGATTTGGAATTGGGAATGGTGTCATCTGCGGCCACAGCGCAGCGGATTGCCAAGATTGCACTATATCAAAACCGCGAACAGCTAACATTGTCAGCCAGTTTTGGCTTGCGTGCCTTTCAATTGCAAGTCGGTGATGTGATCTTGTTCAATAATAGCCGCGCCGGTTTTGTTGATAAGCCCTTTGAAGTGCTATCGTGGACATTTGCACCGGATGGCAATGGTGCGCTTGAAGTCAAGATGACACTGCGCGAAACGTCTGCGGCAGTCTATAGCTGGGCAACTGAAGAAAACGCATTTGAAACAAACAACACAACGCTTGCCGACCCGTTTGATGTTCCGGCAATCGGTCTGAACATTAGCAGCGAAGCGCGGGTAATTAATGAGCATCTAACAAATGTTATAATTGCAGAAGTCACATCGGCATCACCAGAACGCATCGACAATATTGAAGTGCAGTATCGCAAAGTCGGTCAAACAGTTTATTCCACTGGTCACGTTGGCGATCTTGGCCGCGTTGAAATCCTTGACGTTGAAGATAGTGACTATGATATCCGCGCAAGGGCGATTAACACATTTGGCATCAAGGGCGAGTTTACAACGCGGCAAGGCGTAACTGTGCAAGGTTTGGCCGATCCACCGGCTGACATTACCGGCTTTATTGGTAACGTGACGGCTGGCGGTCTGCATTTGGAGTGGGAGCCAGTGCCAGACCTTGATTTATCATTTTACCGCATTCGCTATAGCAGCCAAACAACCGGCGCGACATACGCAAACAGCACTACAGCAATCAATAAGGTCGCACGCCCCGCTAACAGCGTCACAGTGCCGCCACGCGCTGGCACATATATGATCAAGGCATATGACAAATCGGGCAATGCTAGCATCAATTACACCAGTCTGGTTATAAGCCAGAATGATCTGCGCGTTTTTGCTAATACGCTAACCCAGACAGAAGACCCATCATTCAGCGGCACCAAGACCGGATGTTCAATTATTTCCGGTGATCTGCGTATTACAACCCCAGCAACCGCACCAACCACAGCAACATATGATTTCAGCAATTACATCGACACAGGATCGGTCAACTTGTGCGAAGTGACAATGCCAATGGACGTTGTGCGGATCGACAATAACGCGCCTTTGTGGGATACTATCGCTGGCAATTGGGATAGTTTTGCTGGCAATTGGGATGACTGGACAGGATCGGTGCAGTTTACCGATACAAATGTTTTGCAATATATTTCGATCACTGATGATGATCCGGCTGGATCACCAACTTGGTCGGCATATAAGCAATTCAAGACTGGTGACTTTTCAGGACGTGCGTTTAGGTTTAGAATAGAATTGCAATCGACCAGCGATGACGTTACGCCAAGCATTGATGAGTTAGCAGCGAAAGTTAGGTATGGGTAATGGCTACACACGATTATGTAATTGACAACCAATCAGCACCATCTGCGCGGTCAGATATCAACAACGTGCTGCAAGCGATTGTGACCAATAACAGCGGCACATCTGCGCCATCGGTTACTTATGCCGGTATGTGGTGGCTGGATACCACAAACAATTACCTAAAACTGCGCGATAAGGACAACGCTGATTGGGTGATTGTTGGCGAGTTGGATGTAACCAATGACCGATGGAAGCTGATTAGCGATAGCCTAAAGGCTGCATCGGCTGGCGGGATTGACGTTCTGAATAGCAGCGGCACAAAGATCATTGATTTGCAAGTGGCATCGCAAGCAACAGCCGAAGCTGGCACAAATAACACCGAATTGATGACGCCGTTGCGTACAGCGCAAGCGATTGCTGAAAATGCGGTGTCTTATCCGCAAGTCATCACAACACTGACAAGCGGCACAAGCTACACGATCCCATCTGGCGCACAGGCTGTTTTGATTAAAGCGTCTGGCGGTGGCGGCGGTGGTGCTGTCCACGCAAACCCTGCAACCGGCGGTCTTGGCCTAAACAGCGTCACTCTTGGCGGCGATGGCGGCACGACAACAGTTAGCAACGGCACGCTGGGTATTGCTATCACTGCGGCTGGTGGCCCGAATGGAAACAGTTTATCAAGCGATGCTGGCACAGCTAATTGGTTCACAACTGTCGGCGCATCATCGGCAGGCGGCGATATTTTTTATAATGCTGGTGCATCTGGTGGCCGCACAATGACAAACAACTTTGACGGCGGGCGTGAAGATGGCGGAAATGGTGTGCTGGTG